GGTAGAGTTTGTGTACGACTACGCCAAGCTGGTGCGCGAGTACGCCGTGGGCGGCAGTCTGCTGGTCGAGAAGCGCGTCAGTTTTGCGGACGCCATCGGCGTGCCAAACAGTTTTGGGACGTCAGATGCCATCATCATCAGCGCCGACACCATCACGGTTATCGATCTCAAGTACGGTATGGGCGTGCGCGTGGATGCCGAAGAGAACGAGCAGCTCATGCTGTACGCCCTCGGAGCGCTAAATGATTATGGCATGCTTACCGACATCAAAAACGTCGTCATGGTCGTGCACCAGCCGCGCCTCAATCACGTCAGCGAGTGGTGTATCTCAATTGAGGACTTGCTGGCTTTCGCCGATCGCGCCAAGGCCGCTGCGGCCCTTGTGATTGATGGCACCGGCGCATACGCACCGGGCGAGAAACAGTGCCGCTTCTGTCGCGCCAAGCCGATCTGCCCAGCCCTAAAGGCCGAGGCCCTGTCCGCGTTTGATGAGTTTGGCGAAATTTCGCCGGACACATCGGACGACGGGCTGGGTGAGGTGCTGGCCAAAATGGACCTGATCGAGACGTGGTGCGCGTCGATCCGAGCTGAGGCGCATCGCCGCCTGTCCATCGGCAAGCCCGTAACTGGCTTTAAGCTAGTAGAGGGCCGCAAGGGCAATCGCGCGTGGAGCGACGACAAACTGGTCGAAGATATTTTTCGTAAGTTCCGCTTGCGGACGGACGAGATGTATGATCTCAAGCTCATCAGCCCCACGAAAGCCGAAAAGCTTTTGAAGGTAAAATTCCCGAAGCGCTGGGGCAAGGTCGAGGCCCTGCTCACACGCGCCGAAGGCAAGCCATCGGTGGCTCCGGTCACTGATAAGCGTCCCGCGTTGGACGTTCCCACGGTCGGCGAGCTGTTCGCCGACTTTAACGACTAAGTGATAAGGTTAAAAACATGCAAATCGCATTGAAGTCCGTACGCGTCGCCCCCTTCAGCGACATCCACAAGCCTAGCAAGTATCAGGCTAACGACCCGTCTTACTCCTGCAAGTTTATCATTGAGCCTACCTCCGACAACGTGGCCAAGCTCGACGCGGCCATGCTGGAAGTGGCCAACGAGAAGTGGGGCGACAAGGGTGCGGCAGTCCTCAAGACGTTGATTAAGGACGGCAAAGTCTTTTTCAGTAAGGACGAACGCACCGACAAAAACGGCGATCCGGTAGACGGCTTTGAGGGCCAGTACTACATCTCCACCAAGAACGCCGCAGACCGCGCGCCCGGTGCCTACAACAAGCGCGGCGAGGAATTGCTTGTAGACGACCACACTTTTTACGCCGGTTGCTACGCGCACGTTTCGCTCGACCTTTGGGCGCAGGACCACCAAAACTACGGTCGCCGCATTAACTGCAATCTGCGACTGATCAAGTTTGCCAAGGACGGCCCGCTGCTTGCTGGCGGCGCGAGTGCAGCCGGTCTGCACGAGTTGGCCGGTCTTGACGATAACGACGCCGACGACTTCGTTTGATCTGACTGGTAGGAGCACACCATGTTAGGACACAACACCGTCGAGGCTACCGAGTTGCGCGCGATTATCGAGCGCATCGAGGAACTGGAAGATCGCAAGGATGATATCGTAGCGGATATCAAGGGCGTCTATGACGAGGCCAAAGGCACCGGCTTTGACGTTAAAACTTTGCGAAAGATTGTGGCGCTGCGAAAGCAAGACGCCGCAAAGCGCAAAGAGGCCGCCGACTTACTGGCCCTCTACGCGCACGCTCTGGGCTTTGAGTTTCTCTAAGTCCTAGCGATATCGGGGGCCTGAGTTGGGTCGGGTCCCCGATATATTCTTCTCCACTGTGGCCCGCCGTGATGCGCGCCCTTTCTGAGGAAATTAAATGCCCACATTATTTCTGGACCTTGAGACGTTTAGCGAGACGCCGATCACTCACGGCACGCACGCCTACGCCGCCAACGCCGACATCCTGCTGGTGGCCTACGCGTGGGACGACGAGGCGGTGCAGGTCGCGGACCTTACCGATACTGCGTTCGATATAGCGGCCCTTGTGTCTCGCGCATCAAAGATCGTGATACACAACAGCGCCTTTGACCGCACCGTCCTGCGCCACAATGGCGTGGACCTGCCCATCGACAAGCTGCACGACACGATGGTGCAGGCTATGGCGCACAGCCTACCCGGCTCGCTCGGGCAGCTCTGCGACGTTATGGGCGTGGCAGTTGACAAGGCCAAGGACAAGGACGGCAAGAAGCTGATCCAGCTTTTTACCAAGCCGCTCGGCAAGAACCGTATACTAGACCGCGCCGATAGGAATACGCACCCCGAGCAGTGGGCGGCCTTTATCGAGTACGCGCGACTGGACGTGGAGGCCATGCGCGAGCTTTATAAAAAACTCCCGACGTGGAATTATCGCGATACGGAAATAGTATTATGGCAACTGGATCAGGTCATAAATGATCGCGGCATCGCGGTCGATCTGGACCTAGCGCGCGCGGCCCTGCGCGCCTCAGATCGCGCGTACAAGACGCTGGCGCAGCGCGCCAACATATTGACCGAGGGGCAGGTGCCCAGCCTCACGCAGCGCGGCAAGCTCCTTGAGTACCTTGAGCGCGAGCATGATTTCGTACCTCTGGACATGACCAAGGGCACCGTATCCACGCACCTAAAAAATGACTTGATCACGCCGCAGGTGCGCGAGCTACTGGACATACGACGTCAGGCCTCGGCCACGTCCCCAGCCAAGTACAAGGTGCTGCTTAATGGCACGTCCAGCGACGGTCGCCTGCGCGGCACGTTACAGTTTTGCGGCGCGACACGCACGGGACGTTGGGGCGGTCGGCTATTCCAGCCCCAGAACCTGCCTAGACCGACGCTCAAGAACGACGTCATTGAGGCGGGGATTGCGGCCATGAAGGCCAATGCCGAAGACCTTGTGTCCGACAATGTTATGGAGTTATGCACGTCCGCCATACGCGGCTGCCTGATCGCGTCCGAGGGGCACAAGCTGGTCATCGCCGACCTGTCCAACATTGAGGGGCGCGTGCTGGCGTGGTTGGCTGGCGAGACGTGGAAGGTAAAGGCCTTTGCCGATTTCGATAAGGGCGTGGGTTACGACTTGTACGTCCTAGCCTACAGCCGCTCGTTTAATGTGACGCCAGAGGCCGTGTTGGAGAACAAGAAGAGCGGCGACGGCATGATGCGCCAGATCGGCAAGGTGCAGGAACTGGCGCTTGGCTATCAGGGTTCAATCGGCGCGTTTAGCGTCATGGCCGGTGCCTACGGGATTGACCTGCCAGAAAACGAAATACTCGGCATTGTGAAGGCGTGGCGTAAGGCGCACCCCGCCATCGTCAGGTTCTGGTACGACATGGACGCCGCCGTGCACCGCGCCATCCGCGAGGGCGGGCTGGGTGCCACGTTTCATGTTCGGGGCATAAGCGTGCGACGCGACAAGGCTTGGCTGCGCATACGCCTGCCGTCCGGTCGGTACCTGTGCTACCCCAACCCGTACATAGATGACGATAAGATACACTACTCGGGCACGAACCAGTACACGAGGAAGTGGGAGCCGTTGCAGACCTACGGCGGCAAGCTGGTCGAGAATATTGTGCAGGCCGTGAGCCGCGACGTGTTTGCGTACGGCATGCGCGCAGCCGAGGCAGCGGGGTATAAGGTGTGCCTGCACGTGCACGACGAGTTGATCACGGAGACGCCTGACAGCGTTGAGTACAATCACGAGGGCTTGGCGGGCATAATGGCCAGCGGCCCGCAGTGGGCACTGGGCCTGCCTCTGGCCGCAGCCGGATTTACGACGCAGCGATACAGGAAAGACTGATGACACCCGAAGGCAGGATCGAGGCGTATCTCAAAAAGCGCGTTACCGAAACCGGTGGTGAGGTGCGTAAACTGGCGTGGCTGGGTCGGCGCGGTGCGCCCGACCGCTTTGTGTGGTGGCGCGGCCCAGTGTTTGCGTTCGTTGAGCTGAAGCGGCCCGGCGGCAAGGCCACGGCGGGGCAAAAGCGCGAGCACGCAAAATTACGCGTAGGCGGCTTTAGCGTGTACGTCATTGACACCCACGAGGGCGTGGATGCCTTTATCATCGAGATGCTATCATGAGCCGCGCCTTCACCCCGCACGCGTACCAGCTCGACATTATCGAGTTCATACAGCAGACCAAGCGCTGCGCCGTGTGGGCTGGGATGGGCACCGGCAAGACCGTGTCAACCCTGACAGCGCTGGACAATTTGAGCCACACCGAGGACGTATTCCCCGCCCTCGTGCTGGCACCTCTGCGTGTGGCGCGCGTGACGTGGCCTGACGAGATTAAAAAATGGGATCACCTGTCGCACCTAAAAGTCAGCGTGATCACCGGCAACGCCAAAGAGCGCGCGGCGGCAATGGCCGTGCAGGCCGACGTGTACGTTACCAATTATGATAACCTCGTGTGGCTCACGACCGAGCTAAAGGGCGCGTGGCCGTACACGACTGTGGTCGCGGACGAGCTGACGCGCCTGAAGAGTTTTCGGATACGTCAGGGTTCCAAGCGCGCGGGCGCGTTGGGCAAGGTGGCATTCTCAAAGGTCAATCGCTTTATCGGTCTGACCGGCACGCCGTCCCCGAACGGCTTGAAGGACTTGTGGGGCCAGACGTGGTTTTTGGATCAAGGGCACCGGCTGGGGCGCACGTACAGCGCGTTCGAGCAGCGCTGGTTCCAGACTGGTTACGACGGGTACAGCTTGACGGCTCTGCCTAACGCTCAGGAGGAGATCGAGAGCCGCCTGTCTGACGTGTGTCTGACAGTGTCTGGCTTGCCAGTGGACGAGCCGATCCACAATCGCATTTACGTGAACCTGCCAGCCAAGGCTCGCGCGCAGTATGTCGAGATGGAGCGCGACATGTTCACGGAGCTGGACGGGCACGGTGTCGAGGCGCTCAACGCCGCCGCGCGCACAATGAAGTGTTTACAGCTGGCCAACGGCGCGGCCTATATTGACGACAAGCAAACCTACGAGGTGGTGCATGACGAAAAGATTGACGCGCTCAAGAGTGTTATCGAAGAGGCCAACGGTGCGCCGGTCTTGGTGGCCTACCATTTCAAGAGTGACCTTGCCCGGCTACAAAAGGCTATCCCTGCGGGCAGGGCGCTGGACGCTGACCCTGCGACAATTCGGGATTGGAATGCGGGGCAGATACCGGTTCTCTTCGCTCACCCTGCATCGGCAGGTCACGGGCTTAATCTCGCCGAAGGCGGAAACATTCTTGCCTTCTTCTCGTTGAACTGGAACTTAGAAGAGCACATGCAGATCATCGAGCGCGTCGGGCCGATGCGTCAGGCGCAGGCTGGGCTAAAGCGCCCCGTGTTCATACACTACATTATGGCCGAGGGCACGGTGGACGACTTGATCCTCGAGCGCCTCACATCCAAACGATCAGTGCAGGACATCCTGCTAGACGCCTTAAAACGGAGGTAGACATGCACGACCCAGTTAACAACCCGCCCCACTACACCGGCCACCCCAGCGGCATCGAGTGCATAAAAATTACCGAGCATATGGGTTTCTGTCTTGGCAACGCTGTCAAGTACATCTGGCGCGCCGATCTGAAGGACGACGCCATTGAGGACCTGCGCAAAGCGAGGTGGTATATCCAGCGCGAGATAGAAAAGCGTTTGCAAGCACAGCTTTAGTGCGCTAGCTTGGCTTTTTTAAAAAGGAGCTAAGACAATGGTTTTAAAGTACGACGTATACGGCAGCCCCTATAGGGAGCCGCCGTATAGCGAAGATGAAGAGCTAGAGATATACCGCAGTCTTTGCGGCGTAGCTGTGATTACAAGCCCGAATTATCGTCGGAGTTTGCCGAACCCACAGCCGCACCAAGACCAAGAGTTGCCGCCAAAGCCGGAAGAAACTCACCCTTGCTAAGGGCGTCTCTCAAGGCACCTACGCCCCGTTCCGCGATGATCCTACGCATGTTCTGTAGGTCTTCGCGGACGGGCACGCCGGTGCGCTGTGCAAACTCAGCATCGCGCTGCATCTCGCCCAAAGCATGCGCGCGAATTTCTGGCGTGTCCAATTTTGCCAAAGCAGACGGTGCTTCTGGATCGTTTAGGTAGTCCAGCATCTTTGAAGTTACTGCGCCAGAACCCGCGCCCTTTTTCCATTCGTCAGCGTAATCCAAATAGTCTGAAACGACTTTGGCACGAGCAGGATTGCTGTCTGGCAAAATGTTTCTAATATCAGAGGCCAAGCCTTTCTTTAGGGCCGCGCCAGTTGCCGTGCCGGTAGGAGGGTTGTTTGGATAAAACGCGGTTAGTGTAGCGCCCTGACCCGTATCAATAACGTCTGGCAAACCGTGTTTTGCGCCAAGAGCGGTTAGAGCGTTGTATTGCGCTTCGGTTAGCTTTCCAGCGGTGGGTGCCGATATCGAACCAAGTTCGCTGGTATCAGCGTTTAGTATCGGCTTGTGCCATGCGGATGCTTCTTGACCTGATACCGCTCCGCGCAAGGCTTCGGCCGAGTTCATCAAGGCTCGCGATGCGGGCGCAAGATCACCTTCAGCCATACCCACAAGGGGGCGTGCCACGCGCAGAGGATTGAATTCCGTTACGGTAGAACCCGCAGGTTTGAAAGCGCCCAACGCTTCTTGTGTAGGC